AGAGACGAACTTAAATTTACAAAGTTTGTTGCAAGATTAAGAAAAAGATTTGCCTCACTTTTCAATGATATACTTAAAACACAATTAGTTTTAAAAGGTATTATTACAATTGAAGATTGGACAAAGATCAAAGAACATATACAATATGATTACTTAAAAGATGGATATTTTTCTGAACTAAAGAACGCAGAGATGCTAAAAGAAAGATTAAGTCTTGCAAATGAGATAAGTCCTTACATTGGTAAGTATTTTTCTGTAAATTATATTAGAAAGAATGTTCTAAGACAGAGTGATGAAGATATTATTGAGATAGATAATGAAATCGCAAACGAAATCAAACAAGGTATCATTGCGTCTCCTGAAGGACAAGAGATGAAAGATGAAGAAGATGACAATAATACTGATATAAATAGTATGGGAGAAGAATAATTATGACTGATAATGAAAATGTAGTTAAAATGGTTGACTCACTTGCTGACGGTGACAATGTTGCAGCTCAAGATGCATTTAAAAGTGCATTGTCTGATAAGATAGGACAAGCGTTAGACAATAAAAGGCAAACTGTTGCCAACGATTGGTTAAATGCAAGTCAAGAACATGAAGCAATAAAAGACGCCGCAGGTCTAGACGACATAGGATTAGAAGCAAATAACTCTGCTGAAGAACCAGTTGAAATAGACAATGATGAAGAAGAAGATGAGTAACCTATCGTTTCAGAAATTTAAGAGAGAAATAACTGAACGAAAGTATGGTGGGCCACCAAAAGGTGTGGAGTATAATAAGTTATCTCCTACTTTAAAAGGTGCTGTAAATGATGTTTATAGTATGATTAATAAGAGCTCCGACCCTATTATAAGTAAAATAGAAGGTATTATTAAAACGGCTGCAAAAAAACACAATGTCAAAGTGTCTGCTATAGAAGATTACTTTGATGATGAATTAATAAAGTAAGGAAATAAAAAATGGCAATAGCAACAAGAACACTTAAAGATACAGTTGTCACCGCAGGTGCTGATGGTGGTAAAGTTACTGTTCTAGTAAACATGAACGATAACACAGCCGCTAATTCTGCTATACTAGACGCAAGTGCATTATCTGGTCACGCTAACGGCGCTAAATTAGATATTATAAAAGTATGGTGGGCATTAGTACAAGGTACTGCTGATGACAATACAGGATGGGCACAAATACAATTTAAAGGTGCTTCAGCTGATACAGTAGCAATCAATATGGCTGGTACTGGACACTATGATGGCACTGCTGGTAAGATTACGAATAATGCTACTAACACTACAGCAACTTCAGGAGACCTAGAGTTAAGTGCTTTCGGAACTTCTGGATATGTATTGATTGAATTAAGAAAAGACGAAGCATTTACTAATTAATCTTTATGACAATAAAGAATACATCAGTTGTTGATACCACTTCCAAGTACATTGTACAATCGAAGGGTATCAATAACGAAGTAGATCAAGTTTTGGTAGACGCTGAAAAACTAACTGAAGGAACAAACGAATCTAAAGTTAGTTTAATTGAGTGTTTATTTCAAATAAAAGGCACAGGCACACTAACGATTAGTGCAACTAGTGAAGATGATGACTTGACTTTTACTGGTAATGGTAAGTATGGATTACGACCGAACCAGTTAAAATTTGGTAATGATAAACAATTATTATTGTCAACGGACTCAAATGTAGAGAGTTATTTGATGATAACAGAATTTAGGAGAAACTAAAAATGGCAGATGTAGTTACAACGCAAACAATAGCAGACACAATTGGTGTTAAAACTGTTGTGAAAATGACAAATATATCTGATGGATCAGGCGAAACGCTTGTAACAAAAATAGACGCTAGTGCTTTAAACTTTGTGACTGAAAATGATGATAGAGTTATTGCAAAAATTTACTGGGCAGTTAATACAACAAATGGTAAATCAGGTGTAGAGTTATTGTGGGCAGGTAGTGGAACAAGTTCTGCTAATGCAACAATAGGATTTTTCTCTGGCTCAGGTTATTGGGATTTATTTACAGCAGGTAATTCTATTCCTAACAACGCAACATTAACAGACAATACGAGTCCTGCTGGAGATATATTACTATCAACAAAAGGGTTTGTTGCAGGTGATAACTATACTATAATACTAGAATTGAGATAATGTCGAAAAAGAAAAAAGATTATACCAGAGCAATTCTAGAAAGAATTGTAGGAACAAAATCTAAAACTTATCTTGCAGATGAATTTAAAAATGCATTTGCTGAGAAGTTAGGGATCAAAAAAGAAGAACTTAAAAAAGGAATTGTAGATAAAATCTATAATAAAGAAAAGGTGGAGAAATGAAACTAATTACAGAAACAATTGAAGATATTGAAGTATTGACTGAAGCAACTGCCAATGGCGGTAAGTCATACAAAATAAAAGGTGTCTTTATGCAGGCGGATATTAAGAACCGTAATGGTCGAGTTTATCCAGTCGAAACACTTGCAAAAGAAGTTAGAAGATATACAAACGAATTTATCAATAAGAAACGAGCATTTGGTGAACTAGGACATCCAGACGGACCAACAGTAAACCTTGAGCGTGTTTCACACATGATAACTAGTCTTAAATCTGAAGGTAAAAACTTCATTGGTGAGGCTAAAATAATGGATACTCCTTATGGCAAAATCGTCAAAAACTTAATTGACGAGGGTGCTCAACTAGGTGTATCTTCAAGAGGTATGGGTTCAATACAACAATCTCAAGGAAGAAATGTTGTTGGCAAAGACTTTTATCTTGCAACTGCAGCCGATATTGTCGCAGATCCAAGTGCGCCTGATGCTTTCGTAGAAGGTATCATGGAGAACAAAGAATGGGTATGGGACAATGGAATACTGAAAAGTATGGAGGTTGAACAATACAAGGAAGAGATTGAAAGAACTAAACGCAAAGAACTTGCCGAAGTAAAAGCAAATATCTTCAAAAGCTTTATATCGAAACTATAAAAACCTACGCAGCTTTTTAATAAAGAGTATAGGTTAAGATGGTTATTTGTATAAATAATAGTAACTGAAAATTAATTAATTTTTAATATCAAGGAGAGACCGAATGTCTGAAACCGAAGTAAAAAAAGAGTTAGACGAAGTGAATGCTGCGAATAAAGACGCTGCACCAGCTGAACCTAACCACCTTAAAAATGACGCAGAAGATTTGGGTAAGGCAGTAGTAAAACCTACTGATGCCGATGGCCAAACAGCTGCGAAGAAGGTAAAAAAAGTCTCGGATCAGGTTAATAAAAGTGCTAACGATGGTTCATTACCAAATGATAATAAACCAAAGATGGCTGAAGAAGAAGTAGAAGCACAAGGCGAAGAAATTGCTGAGACAACTACTGACGCTTTAGAGATTGACCTATCTGCTGATGTCAAAGCATTAGTTTCAAGCGATGCAGACTTATCCGAAGAATTTAAGGAAAAGGCTGCAACAGTTTTTGAAGCTGCTGTTAAGACTAGAATAAAAGAACAGGTAAAAGTACTAGAGGCTCAGTATGATGATAAACTTTCAGCCGATAAAGAAACAGTAAAAGAAGCTATGGTCGAAAAAGTCGATTCATATCTAAACTATGTTGTTGAAGAATGGATGAAAGAAAACGAGTTAGCAGTAGAAAGAGGTATTCGTACCGAAATCGCTGAGGACTTCATTACTGGACTTAAATCTTTGTTTAAAGAACATTATATTGATGTTCCAGAAGAAAAGTACAATGTACTTGATGACTTAACATCTCAAACAAAAGATTTAGAAGCTAAACTTAACGAACAGATTGAAAAGAATGTAAATCTAACTAAAGAAGTTTCTGAATTTCATAAGACACAAGCAATCTTAGATGTAACTGCTGATTTAGCAGAGACAGAAAAAGAGAAGTTTGTTTCTATGGCTGAAAATGTTGAGTACGATAGTGCTGAGAAATTTAGAGAGAAGTTAGATACAATTAAAGAATCATACTTCCCTAAAACACAATCAGAAGTAACGGAAGAAAATTCTGTTGATTCTGTGGCGGCAAACGAACCTGCTGATTTTTCTGCTGGTAAGTCGAATGCTATGGCTGCATATACGGCCGCAATATCAAAAAACCTTAAGGCTATAAAATAGTATTAATGTTTTTACTAAATGTAAATAATAACAAGGAGAGATAAAAATGTATCTTACTGAAAACTTACAAGAAAAGTGGCAGCCAGTCCTAGAACATCCAGATTTACCAAAAATCGAAGATAGTTATAAGAGAGCTGTTACAACTGTTATTCTTGAAAATCAAGAAAAAGCAACAAGAGAAGATCGAAGCTTTATGGCTGAGGCTGCTCCTGTAAACTCAACTGGTTCATCTGTGGATAACTTTGATCCGGTATTAATATCACTAGTTAGAAGAGCAATGCCAAACCTTATCGCTTACGATATTTGTGGCGTTCAACCAATGACTGGTCCAACAGGTCTTATCTTCGCAATGAAGTCAAGATTCTCAACACAAGGTGGTACTGAAGCATTATTTAACGAAGCAGATTCCGACTTTTCTGCTAAAGATGCTGCAGGCGACACAGGTTCACCAGATGCTCATTCTGGTTCTAACCCTGCTACACTAAACGACAGTCCTTCTGCCGGTACTTATACTACTGGTTCTGGTATGTCAACTGCTCAGTCAGAAACACTAGGTGATGGTACTGATGAGTTTGCTGAAATGGCATTCTCAATCGACAAAGTAACTGTTACTGCAAAATCTAGAGCTCTAAAAGCAGAGTACACAATGGAACTTGCTCAAGACTTAAAAGCAATCCACGGTCTAGACGCAGAAACAGAACTTGCAAACATCTTATCAAGTGAAATTCTTGCTGAGATTAACAGAGAAGTAGTAAGAACAATCTACACAACTGCAAAAGCTGGTGCTCAAGTGAACACTACTACTGCAGGTATCTTCGATCTTGATACAGATTCAAATGGTCGTTGGTCAGTAGAGAAGTTCAAAGGACTTTTATATCAGTTAGAGAGAGACGCTAACGCTATCGGTCAACAAACAAGAAGAGGCAAAGGAAACATAATTATTTGTTCTGCTGATGTTGCTTCTGCTTTACAAATGGCTGGTGTTTTAGATTACGCTCCTGCATTAGCATCAAACTTAAATGTTGATGATACAGGTAACACTTTCGCTGGTGTACTTAACGGTAAATTCAAAGTGTATGTTGATCCATATGCAGCGAATGTATCTGCAAGTCAATTCTATGTTGCTGGATATAAAGGTACTTCACCTTACGATTCAGGATTATTCTATTGCCCATATGTTCCACTACAAATGGTGAGAGCAGTTGGACAAGATAGTTTCCAACCAAAGATCGGTTTCAAAACTAGATATGGTATGGTTGCTAATCCTTTCGCAACAACAAACGGTCTTGGTGCAATTGATTTAACATCACCTGCAGCTGGAAACCAGAATGTATATTACAGACGAGTAAAAGTTACAAACATTATGTAATTTCGACTTATCTCGAATATAGAAAAGGGGGCGTTTATCGCCCCTTTTTTTTAGCCTGCTTTTTGCTCTTATAAATATTAGTATGACAGATGTAAATGTAATTACTAGAGAGCCTTCTAAACAAGATTATGCTAGTCCTGTTCAGTTTAG